GGAATAATGATATTAAACCTATGCTATTTCCTAATGTCATATATGATATAGCAAGGAGTTATAATGAAGCATTTATTCTTTGTGAAGTAAATGATGTTGGTGACCAAGTAGCAGCAATTATAAATTACGATTTAGAATATGAAAACCTTTTGATGTGTTCTATGAGAGGTAGAGCAGGTCAAGTTGTAGGTCAGGGATTCTCTGGTAAGAAAACACAACTTGGTGTTAAGATGTCCAAGACTGTGAAGAAGGTTGGTTCTCTTAACTTAAAGACTATTATTGAGTCTGATAAATTAACTTTCTGTGATTATGAAATATTAAGTGAGTTAACAACATTCATTCAAAAGAACAATTCATTTGAGGCAGAAGATGGATGTAATGATGACCTTGCAATGTGTCTTGTCATATATGCATGGTTAGTTGCACAGGACTATTTTAAAGAATTAACAGACCAAGATGTAAGAAAAAGATTATATGATGAGCAGAAGAATCAGATTGAGCAGGATATGGCACCTTTTGGTTTTGTTACTGATGGAATGGATGATGAGAGTTTTGTTGATTCAGAAGGTGATAGGTGGCATACAGACGAATATGGAGATAAAGGTGGGGGTATGAACTATATGTGGGACTATATGTAAACATCAAAAACAATAAATATTTTCAGAAATACTGAGTATCGGAGTCTAAAGCATGGCGACACCTCAATTATCTCCTGGTGTATTAACGAGAGAGGTTGACCTTACCGTAGGAAGAGCTGAAAATGTACTGGATAACATCGGTGCGATTGCTGGTCCATTCAGCATCGGTCCCGTCGATGAACCAATTGATATTGCTACAGAAGAGGATCTAATCAACGTATATGGTAAACCGCTAGGAACGGATGCCCAATACGAGTACTGGATGTCTGCAGCATCTTACCTCACTTACGGGGGAGTCTTAAAAGTTTGCCGTACTGACGGAACTAACTTAAACAACGCAAACGCTGGTGTTGGAATAGCATCTACGTCTGCAGGTAATTTAAAAATTAAGAATTACGATGATTACCAGAACAACTGGAATACATCGACAGAATTTACCTATGGTGCAAAAAACCCAGGTTCATGGGCAAACGGTTTAAAGGTTTGCTTCATCGATGATCTGGCAGACCAGACCATAGGAATAACAACCACCAGTCCAGGAGACTATGGTGCTCTTGTTGGTAATGGTGTTACCGCAGCACTATCAGATGTAGTCATACCTGGTGCAGGTAGTACTGCTGGATTCAGTGGATACCTGAAAGGTATTATCACTGGTGTTTCAACTGATGCAACAAATAGTCTTTCTACAATCGATGTTAAAGTTGTATCCAGAGTTTCTGGTGCAGGTACTGAAACAAAAATTGATTATAAGCAGTATACACAATACGCTTCATTCGATACCTCTGATGCTCTTTGGTTTGTAAATAGTTCTGGTATCAATACTGGTTCTCCAAACGCAGTGAATACTGCAGTTACAGCAACACCAACGGTTGTAGAAGATTGGTACGATAACCAAGTTCTGGGATTAGAGAATTCAGTTCAATTCTGGAAGTCTCTTGCTCCAAAACCATCTTCTAACAATTATGTAACGAAGAGAAATGGTGAAAACGACGGAATGCACATTGCCGTTGTTGATGACTATGGTACTATTACTGGAGTTCAAGGTGCTATCATAGAGAAGCATATTAGTCTTTCAAAGGCAGAAGATGCTATCTCCGCAGTTAATTCTCCACAGAAGATATACTACAAGCAGTATCTTGCAGATTATTCAGACCATATCTACGCAGGATATAACATATCTGCTGCTAAAGATACTTATTGGGATACAGACCCAATTGCTTCTGGATTCGGTACAGAGTTCACTCCTTATACAACTGCTCAAGGTTTATGGGGACAAAAGGCACAAGATACTACATTCACACTAATAGGAAACAAAACCTATAAGTTTGGTGGTGGTGTTGACTACGGTGCTGGAATTCCTGAAGTCGGGCAGAATGGTGGCATGACTGCTACCCTAGGTGATCTTAAGACATCTTACAATCTGTTTGCCAATAAAGATGAGATTCAGGTAGATTACCTAATCATGGGGCCTGGTTTAGGTGCCAGAGACCTCTCACAGGCAAAAGCAAATAGTCTGTTAGCCATTGTTGGAGACAGAAAAGACTGTGTTGCATGTATCGGTCCTCATAGACAAGACCTTGTTAACGTAACAAATACAACTACACAGACTACAAACCTAATTACATACTTCGCTCCTCTATCATCTTCCTCTTATGGAATCTTCGATAGTGGTTATAAGTATACTTATGACAGATTTAACAACGAATTTAGATACATTCCAACCAATGGAGACATTGCTGGACTAATGTGTCGCACAAATGTCGTTGCATATCCTTGGTTCTCTCCTGCTGGTCAGCAAAGAGGTATCATAAACAATGCAATTAAACTTGCATATAACCCAACACAGGATCAAAGAGATCAATTGTATCCTAACAGAATTAACGCTGTTGTTACAAAACCTGGTACAGGAACACTTCTCTTTGGAGACAAAACCGCACTCGCATATGCATCAGCGTTTGACAGAATTAACGTTCGCCGTTTATTCTTGACGATTGAGCAAGCACTGCAGAAAGCTGCAGAAGCACAACTCTTTGAGTTAAATGATGAGTTAACGAGAGCAAACTTTAGAAACATTGTTGAACCTTATCTACGAGATGTTGAAGCAAAACGTGGACTCTACGGATTCCTAGTTGTTTGCGACACAACAAATAACACTCCTGATATTATTGATAACAATGAGTTTAGAGCAGACATCTATCTGAAGCCTGCCAAGTCTATCAACTATGTAACTCTTACATTTGTTGCTACTAGAACTGGTGTTAGCTTCGATGAAGTCGCTGGTCGTGTTTAATTCCCATTAATTCATCTAAATAACTACTAGGAGGAGTACAGAATTATGGCATCAACGAAAGAGAACAGAACGATCTCTGATTTTAAAGGAGCACTGATTGGTGGCGGTGCAAGAAGTAATTTATTCGAGGTAGAGTTAACTACTCTACCTGCGGGTATTTCATGGAATTCATCAGATTTCTCATATATGTGCAAAGCAGCAACACTACCTGCTTCAAACGTAGCAAATATCGATATCCCATTTAGGGGTCGTACTTTTAAAGTTGCTGGAGATAGGACAATTGATCCTTGGACAGTCACTATAATTAATGATGAAAGTTTTAATTTAAGAACTGCATTTGAAGAGTGGACAGATTTAATTGCCAAGTTGGATAATAACTTGGGTGCAACTGATCCAAATGCTTATATGGTAAATGCTAAAGTTTATCAATTAGGTAGAGGTTCTACCCCAAGCAGTAAGTCTAACTCTGGAACTGCAAATAGTGTTCTTAAAGAGTATGAATTCTTCAATATTTGGCCATCTGCTGTGGCAGCTATTGACGTATCTTACGATTCAACTGATAGTATAGAAGAGTTTACTGTCGATTTCCAAGTTCAGTCCTACAGTTTCGCTGGGGCTGGTGGTCCAAACGGCTAACTAAATAGTACGTAAGGAAACTATAAATCATGGCAAAATTATTTGGGTTCTCAATAGAGGACTCCGAATCACTATCGAATACTGCGGTATCTCCCATTCCTCCAAATAATGAGGATGGGAGCGACCACTATATGAGTAGTGGTTTTTTTGGTTCTTACGTTGATATCGAAGGTATCTACAGGACTGAATTTGACCTATTGAAAAGATATCGTGAGATGGCACTTCATCCAGAAGCGGATAGTGCTATTGAAGATATTGTAAATGAAGCAATTGTATCAGATACAAATGATACTCCAGTAGAAATTGAACTTTCTAATCTTAATGCTAGTGATGGTATTAAGGATAAAATTAGAAAAGAGTTTAGATATCTATTAGATATCATGGACTTTGATAAAAAAGCACATGAGATTTATAGGAATTGGTACATTGATGGGAGAATCTATTATCATAAGATTATAGATTTAAAGAGACCGCAGGATGGTATTCAAGAAATGAGATACATTGACGCAATGAAAATGCGTCATGTTAGACAAGAAAAGAAGAAAGAATCAGATAAGTATAAGGTTTCAAACACTGGGGATGATCCAATGGATTATGAATTCCCAGAAATCGAAGAGTATTTTATTTACAATCAGAAGGGCATTTACCCTACTGGTAACATTAATGCAAAAGGTCCAAGTCAAGGAGTTAAGATTGCAAAGGATGCAATTACCTATTGTACTTCTGGATTAGTAGATAGAAATAAAGGATCAACACTTTCATATCTTCACAAAGCAATTAAATCACTCAATCAACTTCGGATGATTGAGGATAGTCTTGTTATATACAGATTATCAAGAGCACCAGAAAGAAGAATATTCTATATTGACGTTGGTAATCTACCTAAAGTTAAGGCAGAACAATACCTTCGTGATGTTATGATGAGATATCGTAACAAGTTAGTATATGATGCAAACACTGGTGAGATTCGTGATGACAAAAAGTATATGGCGATGTTGGAAGATTTCTGGTTACCCAGAAGGGAAGGAGGACGTGGTACTGAAATTTCTACTCTTCCTGGAGGACAAAACCTTGGAGAAATCACTGACATTGAGTACTTCAAGAAGAAATTGTACCGTTCACTCAATGTTCCACCATCTAGAATGGACGGAGAAGGAGGATTTAATCTAGGAAGATCATCAGAAATACTACGTGATGAATTAAAATTCACTAAATTTGTAGGACGTTTAAGAAAGAGATTCTCTAGAATGTTCCATGATATGCTTAAGACACAGTTGATTCTTAAGAATATTGTGACCCCAGAAGACTGGGATATCATGAGCGATCATATTCAATATGATTTCTTATATGATAATCACTTCTCTGAACTTAAAGAAACAGAACTCTTTAACGAAAGAATTAATGTTGCTGCTACTGCAGAACCATATATCGGAAGATATTATTCTCAAGATTACATAAGACGTAAGATTCTTCGTCAGACTGATATTGAGATTAAGGAACAGGATGAATTGATGAAGCAGGAAATTGAGGATGGAATTGTTCCAGATCCAATGGCACCAGTTGATCCTGAAACAGGAATGCCTTTAGATGCTATGGGTGGAGATCCAAATGCTCCAATGATGGAACCAGATCTAGAAGGTGAAACTCTAGTTAAAAAAGAAATGCCGAAAGGTGGAGAAATTTAATTGGAATTGAATCGGGACGAAAGAGGAAAACAATACCTTAAAGCGAATTTCGGAATAGATGATATTCGTTTAATGTATGATGCTCTTAATCATTTGTATGATAATTGGCCTGGTGAACCGTTCAGACATCGTTCAGAACATGAACGTTTAGAGAAGATGAAAAATATGTTCTATTCTATGCTGATGGAGTACACTCTACACCAGCGATAGTATATTACATAAATATAAAAGGTTATTTAATTTTTAGCTATGGATGATGAATTAATGGACATGATGGTGGCAGATGATGCTGCAGCTCAAGTCAGTGATAAAATGAAAGATCTTCTTTTTGCAAAGTCTGCAGAGAGAGTTGATGCTTATCGTCAAGAAGTTGCAAATAGTTTATTTGGCAATTCAGAAACAGAAGTAGAAGATGAAGTCGAAACTGAAGTAGATGCAGAAGCAGATACAGAAGTAGGAGATGAAGTTGATACTGAAGAAGATGATGGCGAATAGTTTTATAAATAACTTACAAATGATCCAATAAGTATAGCATAATGGCACATAGATCAGTTGGAGCTGGACAGTCTATTGCTTTGGCGGGAGCCGCAGCAACAGCAACATTTAAAGTACAATCAAGTGTAATGAGAGTAGTAGCAAAAGGAGCTCCTGCTTTTGTTGCAATAGGTACTGAACCTACCGCTACAACTTCTGATTACTATGTTCCTGCAGGGGGAACAGCAACACTGGCATTAACAAAAGCATCTCAAAGAGTTGTTAATGTTATTGTCGGATCTGCAACAACCCTTGTTTGTCCAGAAGGAACTCAAATGCCTTTTGTTCTTGGTGACAGAGTTACTATTCAAGATTCAAGTGATAGTAATTATGATACCAAAATCAGTAATGCAAGAGTTACTCAAGTTCTATCATCTTCTGGTAGGGATGGATACTTCCAAACTAGAATTGTGGTAAATGCCGATACTTCTGGAATTAGCACAGCATTTGATCCAAAATGTCATGCTTCACTTTATAAATCATTAAGCGTATCTGCCTTAACACCAGACGGTGCAACAGGTGGAGTTTTATATGCACAACAAGTCCAAACATCAGGGGATGCCTAAATGAAACTCATCAGAGAAGAAATTGAATCAGTTGAGTTCCTTGTCGAAAATAGAAACGGCAAGAAATCAATGTATATAGAGGGTGTCTTTTTACAAGGAAACATTCAAAACCGTAATGGTAGAATGTATCCGATGGAAACTCTCCGTAAGGAAGTTGGACGTTACAATGAGAATCACATTCAATCAGGAAGAGCACTTGGAGAACTCGGTCATCCCGAAGGTCCAACTGTAAACCTTGATAGAGTTTCTCATAAAATCGTTTCTCTTAAGGAGAACGGTGCAAACTTTATTGGTAAAGCGAAAATTCTCGGTACACCAATGGGGAAAATTGCATCTTCACTTATTGAAGAAGGTGTTAAACTTGGCGTATCTTCTCGTGGTATTGGTTCTCTCAAACCAACTCGTGAAGGAGTCAATGTTGTAGGTGATGACTTTATGTTATCAACTGCTGCAGATATTGTTGCAGATCCTTCTGCTCCTGATGCTTTCGTTGAAGGTATTATGGAAGGTAAGGACTGGGTATGGGATGGTGGTATTTTGCGTGAGAAGTTC